ACTTCACAGTTATATTTGATAATGAACCTAGAAACAAAGAAATCAATAAACAAATAGAGAAGACTATTAATAAAGGTTGCAGTATTGTTTTGTGGCCAGAAATAATTAAAGAGAAAGATATTAATGACATGATACTGTCAGGAATGTCAAAAGAAGAATTAGAAGAAATCATAAGAAATAATACCTTTTCTGGCGCTGGTGCTAAGTTGAGGTTTGCAGAATGGAGAAAGATAAATGCCTAGTAATCAACTACCAACATCATACCAAGAGTTTATACACCTATCACGATACTCAAGATGGTTGCCAGAAAAAGAACGTAGAGAAACATGGGATGAAACAGTTGCAAGGTATTTTGATTTCTTCACTGAACATTTAAATGAAACACATAATTTTAAATTAGAAACTACATTACGAAAAGAACTAGAAGATGCTGTTCTTGATTTACGAGTGATGCCATCGATGCGTTGTCTTATGACTGCTGGTGAAGCTCTTAAACGTGAAAACATTGCAGGGTATAATTGTTCTTATGTTGCAGTCAATCGTGTTCATGCGTTTGATGAAATCCTTTACATTCTAATGAATGGTACTGGTGTAGGATTTAGTGTAGAACGTCAGCACGTTGCTCAGTTACCACACGTTGCAGATGATTTTCATGATACAGAAACTACTATCACGATTTCTGATTCTAAGCTTGGTTGGGCTAAGGGTCTTAAAGAATTGATTGGTATGTTGTATATTGGACAGATACCTCGTTGGAACTTATCTAAGATACGTCCAGCAGGCGCTCCCCTTAAAACCTTTGGTGGTAGAGCATCTGGCCCAGAACCATTAGAAGCTCTATTCAATTTTGCAGTAAATATATTTAAAAATGCAAAGGGACGTAAATTATCATCTGTGGAATGTCATGATATTGTTTGTAAGATTGCAGAGGTAGTAGTTGTAGGGGGTGTAAGAAGAAGCGCACTCATAAGTCTCTCTAACCTCTCTGATGACCGTATGAGACAGGCTAAGACAGGACAATGGTGGAATACAGAACCACAACGTGCATTGGCAAACAACAGTGCTTGTTACACAGAAAAACCAGATATTGGTACATTCATGGATGAGTGGAAGTCTCTTTATGATTCTAAGTCTGGTGAACGTGGTATTTTCAATCGTGAAAGTGCAATGAAACAAGCTGCAAAGAACGGCCGCAGAAATGCAGAACATGACTTTGGTACAAACCCCTGTTCAGAAATCATTTTGCGTAGTAGAGAGTTCTGCAATCTATCTGAGGTTGTAGTTCGTCCTACTGATACACGCGAAACTCTTTTAGAAAAAGTTAGACTTGCTACAATTCTTGGTACAATACAGGCTACGCTTGTTAACTTCAAATATGTATCTTCTGTATGGAGAAATAATTGTGAAGAAGAAAGACTTTTAGGAGTCTCTCTTACTGGTATCATGGACAATAAATTACTTAACGGTAAGGGATTGGATCATGCATTACCAGCAATATTGCAAGACTTACGAAACGAAGCAGTTAGGACTAATGAAGAGTTTGCAAAGAAAATTGGTATCAATCAATCTGTTGCAGTTACCTGTGTTAAACCATCTGGTACAGTAAGTCAGTTAGTTGATGCAGCTTCTGGTATTCATGCAAGACATAATCCTTTTTATGTTCGTACAGTACGTGGAGACAAGAAAGACCCACTTACTAAGATGATGACTGATATGGGTTTCCCTGTAGAAGATGATGTTATGAATCCTAGTCACACAGCAGTATTCTCTTTTCCTATGAGTGTTCATAAGGATGCAGTTTTTCGTACAGACATGAGTGCTATTGATCAATTGAAGTTGTGGAAAATATACCAAGAACATTGGTGTGAACATAAACCCTCTGTAACCATCTCTGTTAAAGAGGAAGAGTGGTTAGCTGTTGGTGCGTGGGTATATGACAACTTTGATATGATGAGTGGTGTCAGCTTCCTTCCATTCAGCGAACATACATATAAACAAGCACCCTACCAAGACATTGAGAAAGAGGAGTTTGATTTGTTGTTAAATAATATGCCAAAAGAAATTGATTGGTCTAAACTTTCAGATTACGAATTAACAGACATGACTATCGGCTCTCAAGAATTAGCTTGTGTTGCTGGTGGTTGTGAGATTTAATACATGAAACTTATAGTATGCGAAAAATGTGAAGCTGAATATAAAATATTCCATAACATGAATGATATGTATTATGTTATGGAATATTGCACTTTTTGTGGAGAATTTCTAACAGAAGAAGAGCTTCAGGATGAAGTAGAACTTCAAGGTTATGATAATGAGGAAGAATAATTGAGTGGAACATTATTTGGTTTTCCTGTCTATAATTTTAGGATTAACCCTGATTCTTATGATAAACAAAAAATAGTCAGCGACATAAAACAAAATTATGAGATAGATGGTAATAGGAATGAGTGGGGCTCTAGTAATCTCCACCATCCCTATGGTGATTGGGAAAACGAAAAGTTCATAGATATAAACTATAATAAACTAAAAGAAGTATATCAAAAAACTTTTGATATGTTCTTTCATGATGATGGTTGGAATAGGGGTTTTATTGGTAATAAACCTTTTAATTTCCACTGGAACATTGTTAACTACACAGCAATTAAAACAGGTCAATACATGAAAGCTCATACTCATCCAGAGTATGATTTTTCTTGCACACATTATATCAATTATAATCCAGAAATACATAGTTCTTTACGGTTCGTAAATAGTAGTCCTACTGGTTTATTTGGTAGAGAAATAATGAACGAACAGTATGATATTGCAGATAGATCAAATTTATCAAATTCATATTTGTATGGTGATTATGACTATCCAGCTGTTGAAGATGATATGATAATATTTCCAGCAACATTACAACACGAAGTTCCTGTTCAAAAAGAAACAGATGAACTGAGAATAGTTGTAGTAACTAACATAAAACTTTTAAATGCTTAATAACATACCCTATATAATATGAAAACAATAATAACTCGTCTGAAACAATGGTACAAAATTAAGCTGGATGGGCCTCCTGTTCCCAAATATTTATCAGGTAAACAGACATTGAAAGTAAAAAATATGAAAACAATAATATGTGATATTGACGGCACTCTATTAAACTACTTACATGACAGACCATTAAGTGAACGTGGTAAGACAGACCATGTTGCATTGCCCGGCACAGTTGAACGAATGCGGCAATGGGAAGTAGATGGTTGTAGAATTATAATCATCACAGGTCGCAGAGAAAGTGAACGAACTAGAACGATTGCAGAACTAGAACGTGTTGGTATTCCATATGATATGTTACTCATGGGATTTGCTGATAGTGGTAGAGTTCTTATTAACGATATTAATAGTAAGGGTAAGGTTAAAGCTCATGCAGTATCTTTACCTAGAGATCAAGGTTTTGATGAATTTGATTGGACTCAAGTTGGACTTGAATGACTTGGTATCATAACGGCAAACCATTTACAAGTGAGATGATAGATGACAATCTTGGTTTTGTTTATATAATAACTAACACAAAAAATAGTAAGTTATATATTGGCAAAAAAGGTTTGATGTCAAAAAGAAGATTGCCTCCTTTAAAGGGTGCGAAAAGAAAAAGAATCAAGATAGTAGAAACTGATTGGAAAACTTATTGTGGTTCAAGTGAAGAAGTAAAGTTGTTAGTAGAAGAAAACGGTATTGATTTATTTCATAGAGAAATAATTAGGTTGTGTAAAACTAAGGGTGAACTAAATTACTACGAAGCTAAACTTCAGTTTGAGACAGATTGTTTATTAAAACCAGATGAATATTATAATGCGTTTATCGGTTGTAAGATAAATCGCTCACACCTATTGACTAAAGTAAAAAAATGAACGGATGGATTGAAGGATACAAAAAGTTTCAAGCTGATATGACTGTTAATGATATACACATATCAGATTTAATTAGTGACACTAAATCAGAAAAGGTGTTACAATATACTGGTGATATAATTCAAGAAAACTTTGATGGTATCTACACATATGAAACAATAGAGAAACTTCCAAAAGAACAGTTACCAGAAGTTCTTGGAGAGATTTATTCAAAGTCAGAAAGATTTGTTTATCTGGGAATATCTACTAAGAATGGTGTAGAGCCTATTGGTTGGTGGAAAACTATGATAGAAAGATATGCTTCAAGAAAAGTTTACACTCATATAAAGACATATGGTAATTGCAACAATTATGAAATATTATGGGAAGAAGAATATTTAGAATGGTATATTGATAACATTTGACCTAAATATTCTTAACAACAGATTACCTACATTTTATTATAAATAGTAATAGAAGAGGAAAACTATGAAACTAAAAGCAATAATACTTGCTTTGGTGCTGTTTTATCCTTCTATATTATTTGCTGCTGACACTAACACATCGTCTACAGTAGTGACTGATAAAGCACCACCAACAGCATCTGCCCCATCAATCGTTATTAATAATAGCGATGTATGTAAGAGCGCGGCCAGTGCGGCAATCCAAACACAGATACTTGGATTTGCTTCAGGCATTACTATTACTGATGAAAATTGCGAAAGACTTAAACTTGCTCGTAGTATGTATGGAATGGGGATGAAGGTTGCTGGTGTTTCATTGTTATGTCAGGACGCAAGAGTGTTTGATGCAATGTGGATGGCTGGAACACCTTGTCCGTATAAAGGTCGAATTGGTGATGCTGCTCAAGCTGCATGGTTAGAAAATCCAGAAGATGCTCCTTCAGAAAGTATGTACGTTAAAAAAAAAGTAACGAAGAACAACGGGTAGTCGAATATGATATGCCTGATGATTACTCAACTGAAGAACGAATTACAGAAGCTCCAGAAAGTGGAGTTTATGTCACAGGGGGTGTTGCCCTTAGCATTGTTGGTATGTTATTTGGTATTCCTCCCTTCTTACTCTAATGCAGGGGATGGTGTAAACTCAAATACAATTATAGATGGGTCATCTACAAATAGTACATCAAGTGGTACTCCCAGTAGTGTTACTGTTACTAACGATGATAACTCAACCACTACTACTCAGACAACACCAGTTACAACAACTACAACTACGAAAAATGTTACTCAAACTGAAGTTCCTAATGTTGTAACAAACCCTACTTTTACAAATAACGTAGGTGGTGGTTCAAGTAGTGGTTGGTCTATCTCAACTTGCCCCGGCGGTTGTGCATTTAGTCCTAGTAATGGATTTATGGCAGGCAACGGTGGTACGATAACACAGACATATAGTCAGTCTGACCTTTTTCCAGATGCAATTGATTCGACAGAAGAAGCACAAGGAATGACATTTTCTTTTGGTGGAGAAGTAGATAATAATCAAGCTGACAATAATCGAGCAGATACTTGGTCAATAAAATTAGAATTGTTTGATTCAGATAATTCATCATTGGGTAGCACTGAAATTGGTAGTACGGTAATATTTGCCCCAACTATTAAAACTGGTACATTAGATATAGATTCTGGTGATGTCGTTAATACTGGTGTATTAACTCTATATGGAAATACAGCTCTCAATGGTGATTGGCGGTATGGGCCTTTCATTAATGATGTATTTGCCACTTTTTTATATAATAGTATAGAAGATTCTATAACAACTTCATTGGCATATGAAACACTCATTACTCAAGTTAGTTGCGAGGTGTTGGAAACTTGTGTTGTTGTAGAAACAATTGTAGATGCAATTGCTACAGGAACAATTGATGTTGTTAGTGATACAAGCGTAACAGAAACAATAATAGCTGCACCTGTTGTAGTTGCACCATTACCCACAGTCGTTGCCTCAGTAGAAACTACTTTAGAAGTTGCTGAAATATCACAAATATCGGAGATAACAAATGATACAACCAATACATCTGATACAGGATCATCCGTGGAATCAGAATCAATCTCAGCGTCCCTTGAGGTTGAAACAGAAGCAGAAGCAGAACCAGAAGTTAAACCACAAGTTGCTCGAGAAAAACAAAATACGAAACTCAAAGTTTCAAATGTTGAGCCCAAAAAATCTGGAAGTTCTAATCCAAGCGCAAAACCACGAGCTGAGTCAAAAGGAAAAAAGACTACTGTTAAACAGAAGGCTGCGGTAAAGAAGAAGGCTAGGTCCAAGGCTGGAAATAAAGCAGTTAAGAAAATGGGCAACAAAAAATACTCTGATACCAATCAAGTAAAAACACTTGTTATTATGCAAGTGTTAGGTAACACCAGAAGTTTCTTTAATGCTCAAGCACAACTAAAAGATACTCCTAATTTCTTTAGTAACAAAACAATACCTGATAATAATATATCAGATAATAACTAT